GTTCATGTCATCAATCCACATACCGTAAATTTCATACACCATCTGCGCAGTTTCATGCCCCATCTGGCTGGCTATAAATGCCGGGTTCGCTCCTGCCGTCAACAGCCAGCAGGCAAAAGTATGCCGCGTATGGTACGGATTACGGCGGCGAATACCAGCACGTTTTACTGCTGCATTCCACCTTGCCCCCAAACTGCTTACCGAGTAATAAGGTTTCTGTTTTCCGTTACACACCCTTGGCATGAAAACAAAATGCAGTTTTTGCTTTTCGGTTCTGCCGTACTCCCGATGATAAAAGGTGATTTCGCTTTTGCGATGATGCCCGGTCAGTTTGTATTGCTCCTTCAGTGCTTCAAGAGCAGGCTGCAGTAGTGTTACTGTCCGGATCCCGGCATTTGTTTTTGGGGGACCGAACATATCAAGTATCGTCAGGTTTCTTCTGACATTCACTATTCCCTTTTCGAGATCCACATCCTCCCACGCCAGAGCTGCCAGTTCCCCGTGACGAAGTCCTGAGTAAACGGCAAATTTCCACAAGTTCTGGCTCTGTCCTTTTTCACTTTCCATTAATGCATTGAATTCTGTTTTAGATAACGGATCAGGCTTTATTCTGTTTCGCTGTAATTTTTTTACTCCTTCAAATGGTTTGGTTGATATAAATCCCGACTGATACGCAAAACGTAACAGCGAACAGAGCAGGGCGATATAGTTATCAACTGTGCGCACGGTTCTTCCTTTTTTGTTGGATCTTGGATTATCCAGGTAAAGCGTTTCTCCATGCAGTAGTTCATTCCGGTAGTTTAAGATATCGCTATAACGAATATGTAATATCGGGGTACTTTCACAAATTATTATTCTGAGTGTTTTTAATTGTGATTTCGTTTTCTTCATTGTGTTTGTTGTTAACTCTGTCTCTTTAATTTTTGTCCAGATATCACAAAGCTCCCCGAACGTTTTTATGACTCTCGTTGTCACCATTTTTGCCCCAGTGCTGGACTGGGGAAAACGTCTTAAATACTCAAATTCACCGGAGTTTATTTCATGAACTATCAGCGCTCTTAAATTTCCGGCCTTTTTAATATTACTGTTTGTAATCTCCCAGCCTTTTAATGTTTCCCGACATCGTTTTCCTCGAAACATGAACCAGATGCGAATGTATTTACCTCGAATCTCGACACCTGTTGGTAATTTAGACATATCATGAGTCTTTGATAAACTGATTTATCTTTGGATAGTTGTACCAGATAATCCCTCGCTTACTGTCTGGCTTCCCTAAAGGAGATACTCGTTTGAAGTGGAAGCCTTCCACCCAACAGTTCTGGCGGTATGCTTCAATTTGTCTGGCCCCCAGACCAGTGCGAAGCATCAGGCCGTATTCAACCATCCACTCTTCATTAAAGATTACTTGTGCCATCGCATCACCTCTGGCAGGCGCCAATGTTAGACTGAAATTGACGCCCGATGTTGATTATTAATAATCAGCTATGAAGTTTTAATTTGAATACAATGCAATTCACGACGACTGAAGTTTCTCGCAATTAAAATTTATCAGTTTTACTTTCTGCTCTCTGGAAACGCCTGCTTCTTTTTTACCTGAGAGCATTTTTTCGCATTCTGATTTGGTTAATTTTGTTTTTGAGTACCTTGTCCAGTTAGTAGGAGTGCCACCTTCCTTTTCAATAGTGGCGGTAATTTTATACATGAACACCTCCATTATTATTTCCAGTGGTTCGTTTATTCCATCGTTCGAGTGCTTCTTTTTCACTTCCACCATAGCCGGTTCGGGATTCGCATCCGTTACACTTCGCGCGGTAATATCCTGAAATGGCTTTCACCGTTACTGATGGACAACCACAAAAAGGGCATGGTTTGACTTTTTCATACCGCATTGTCTTTTCTCTCATAAAATAAAATTTTGTGATGGCGGTGAGGCTACACCGCCAAAGTAAATATCAGGAGCCGATATATTCTGGTTTCATATCTGTCAGTGTCGTTTTATACGCCTCATATAATTCACCCAGATGTGGCCGGGCAGCATTCAGCGTATTTTCCAGAGCAGTAAATTTTTGTTCTGCTTCTGGATCACCTGAAGAAGGTAGGTCATTTATCATCTTCTCGATACGGGCAATAGCATTGAGACGGTGATGACGCTGAACCACTTTTCCTTTAAGTTCCGTATAGAGAGCGCCAAGTGTATTTTTATGATCTTCCACTTCCTGGCGAAGTGCTGTTGTTTCCCCGGTGCTTTGTGCCTGCTCAATACGTTCACGGAAAGCATCGATCCAGTTTTCCCCGGCATCCTGCTCAATAATTGTTGTTTCACGTTCCACGCGGCAAGCGGAAGTGTTTTTATGTTCCTGAACCGGATTAATGATTTTTTCCTGTGGCTCGTCCAGTTCGTCCCTGGTGTACACTCCAAGAATCACTTCGGGGCAATAAAGGCGCGCCCAGCGTTTCAGCGCCAGATAGGCAAGCTGCTGGCGAGGATCGTCGGCCCATAGCGTTGAATTACGTGTTCTGGCCTGCGCCAGAAGTAATTCCAGTACGCGTGGTTTACTTTCGCCGCGTAGTGTTGCCTGGACACGAACACCGATCCCGTTTTCATCGGCCAGCTTCCAGCCAGGTACACGATATTCTTTCCCTTTGTCGCTCTTCCTGATTTCAAATTTCCCGATAATTTTTTCCCACGGCCCGAACCAGTCATATTCAATACGCCCGGTTAGCGGCCCACGAGTACTGATTACGGCATTAACCAGTTGCGCTTCATATCCGAGCACACCATTCACAACGAAAGTTTTCTGAGCTACTGCGTAAGGGTTCATTTGCCACTGCATCGCCTGCATGGTGATGGCCATGCAGTCTGATGGATTTCCCCGGAGGTGTTCCGGTACAGTAGCCATGCCGGAAGCCATTACCTGGGAAAATGTCTGAATTGCAGCCAGGGACTGAGGGCTGAAAACCGCAACATTAGAGTTAATATTTTCTTGTTGAGTTAATTCGTTCATTGTGTCCTTCCTCAGATGCTCAGTGCTTCAAGACGACGAAGATCAAAGTCGTTTAATTCGTCGGTATAACTTTCGGTAATCGGTGCTGGCCAGTTGTTTGTCTCCAGGGCTTCGTTTATCTGGCGTAGCGTCCGGCGATATTCCTGTCGACCAAGTTCCAGGAGTTCCTGCGAGGCTTCCACGACTGCCACCCAGTGATAGCCAGCATCTTTGTTGACGAAGATCCAGAAAAATTTGTCCAGATTTGCCACATCGCAATACATTGCTGCGCTGAGGTGATAATCACGCTCAATAATTTCACGGTGCAGGCGATCTTTCAGTCGTTCCTGTCGCACATAACCGAGGCTGACTGACTTCACGTCGGCGCAAATGCTTTCGTATGGCAGCCGGATTTCGATATCAGGACGGACCCTGATTTCCAGCCCGGTTTCTTCATCAAACCCGAAATAGCTGATTTCAGATTTGCGATCCGGGTGGTTGAGTAGCCTTGCTGCATCAGTATTGTTTTGCAGTGCAGCGTGAATATTTTTTGCCTGTTCATACATATCTGAACTGATAAACGTTTTCCCGGCGTTTTCTTCTTGCTGGCGTTTTTGCCAGTCCTCCAGGGTAACCAGTTCCGGGCGGATTTTCCGAGCGATTTCGGTTAATTGCTCTTTCGTGCCACTGATGTTGTAAGGCAAAGATTTAGCACGTTCTTTTTTCGCCAGTTCTGGATCTACAGTTTCAATTTGCTCCAGAAGTTGCTCCCGTGTTCCACTGGTTTTCAACAGAGGAGGGAGGTTTGCATTGTATTCTCTAATGCAGGCTTTCATTGCCGATGCAGTATGTTTCTCCTCCTCCGGAATACGCCGGAATTCCACCGGAAGCGAACCGTAAAGGATGCCTGTTTCTTCGGCTCCAGCACTTACAGACAGTGGCTGTATAGGAGTGCTGTTGTAGCTTTCGATCCACTCTTTCATCTGCTCTGGTGTCATCAGTGCTGGCAGACTGGCATTGTGTTTTTTAATGATGGCGATCAGTTCGCTAGAAGTAGTAACCACATATTCAGGAACTGGTACCGGAATGGCATATTCATCAGCGAATTTATCCGTTTCCAGAACATAGCTGTGAATGATCCGCCCACGCAGCAGTGCATCACTTTCCTCGTTCGGAATAGTTCCGGCAATGTGCCGTCCGTGGTAATACATCAGGCTGATACGGGCATCCTTCAGCATCGTGCTGCTTATTCCGTTGGCGGAGTGATAAACCTCGTTCGGGAGGTTTTCATAGCGGCCAGGCTCGAAATATGACGGCCACATGATTTCAGTTGCTACAGGAGCTGACGCTTCACCAGTTTCATCACTGCAATCACGATGCGGATCGCTGCCAGCATTCTCATTGTGCGGATGTTCAGCGCCTTCCATTTCCACCGGATCTTTTTCCTTAGCTTCAACCTGATTCTCTTCATCGAATGTTTCCTGGTATGTTGCGTCGCCCGTCACCGCCCCACAGTCAGGGCAGTTATCTCCGCCAGTCTGACCGCAGGCATTGCAGACTATTTCCGGTTCCTGTTGCACTACTGGCTCAGGTTGTTTCACATCCGGGCTGGTTTTTTCCGTTTCTGGCTGGTTCTGGTACACAGAATCGCGAGTCTGGATCCCCTTAACCCATTTCGGATCGTTCGGGTCGCTAATTCCGTCAACAAATTCACCACGTGATGCAGCAAGCAATTTATCGGCATCGACAGGATTTTTTGATGGAATGTTTTTCCGGGCTTCATGGAGTTCTGCCCGCAGTTCCTGATATTTCGCATCAACAGAATTTACCTGTGACTGAGCATCCAGCGGCTGCGTGTCCTGATGATGTTTAGTTGCGTCCGGTTCCATTGTTTCAGCCTCTCCCTGTTCATCTGCCGTTGTTCCAGATGGTTGCGGTTTTTCTTCATCATCCTGTTTTCCTTCTTCTGTTACTCGCTGCGGCATCGGGGCAGAGGAGCGACCGCAGGCAATATCCACGATTTCCGGATCAGGGTTGGCATGATCGGTTTCAGTCAGTACTTTGTTCAGATATTCAGTGACGTGCGCGGGGGTGACCTCGATCCCAATTGGTGCTTCTTTTACGGACGCAACCACGATGGCGCGGGAATAATCCAGCCCGCCAGGCATGGTGATGAATTTGTCGCGGAAAACAGAAAAGGGCGGTTTATTTTCAGCGATAATTTCCTCAATGCGTTTAGCGTGTGCCGGATGAAGGTTATAGATGTCCACGTCCATTGAACGGGCCAGTACGCCAGTGGCTACGTCGCGCGCCAGTGACGTAAGATCGTGGACGAAACCTTCGCCGCGATCGGTGAGGTTCCCGCCGCCAGCATTAGCACCGGAAGCCGTGCGAGTGATGCGTGAAACACGATTACCCTTCATCCACTCTTTTGTCAGCAGTCCTCGATCGGTGTAGTCAGCGTTCAGGTATGCTTCGAAAAAAGCAGTTAACAGTCCCAAGTCTGAATTACCAGGATTAGGGAAAACTTTGTCAGTGTCACGAACCAGTTTGTGGAGATCGCGAATTTCCAGCGGGTCGAGCAGGCTGGTTTTGTGGGAAACAGCCAGGGCAGTAACAGCCGGTAGTTCTTCAGCCCGTGCAATGTGTAATGCCTGGAGTTCGCCGCGTGAAACGTGCGTTACCGGTTTTTCGCTGCCGTGTTGAGCAAGCCAACGAATGGGCAGTTCCTGGCCAGAAATTGGGAGTAGCATATTCTCCTCAATCTCAGTCATGTCTTCGCCGTTGACGTTGGTATTGCCTTGATAGTGAGCGTTGTCTGGTGCTGCTCCCGGTTTTAGTTCCCATGTCATGGAGTCTTTGCTGAGTTGATAGCGTTCACTCCAGGTAAAATCGATCTCACCTTCAGCGGGCAGGTCATTAACGACAGGAAAATTCGTGGCAACAGCTTTAAAATAGCTGCTCAGTTTTTTACCTGACTTAACGATCAGGTAGTCCAGAGTGGCACAGGTCGATTCAAAATCGTCACTTGCCCACAGGACGACGTCAGGTTCACCGGATGATTTTTTCGCTTTCCGTAACAGGAAGAGTGGTTTTGTGCTCATTGTTTTTTAACCTCAACTCAGATTAAAATTCGTTTTGTTCAGTGAATGATCTTGCCGGATACACACTGTTCATAGCCTGCGCCATACGCAGGCTATTTCTTTCAGATTTCACCTTTTAATTTCATTGCAATCAGAGTTGCCAGAAATCCGGCTTTTTTTCTGCGGGCAGATTCTTTCCGATATGCACCAGGCTCATTTTTTTGACACCTTCGTGAAGTGTTTTAACGTTGCCTGATGGACCGTCGATATCAACTACAGTGAATGGGGTTTCTTTATTTTCTGTTTTAATCACGTAGCCAATACGCTTTCCTTCCAGATTAACTTCGTGAACAATGTCATCAGTAGTTACAACAGTGGCTTCATAACTGGTAATCATGTTTTTCTCCTTAATTAAGGTTGAGCGAATCCCTGCCATTGCTGGCATAAATTCAGTTTCGCATAGTCAGTTAATTAAAGTTCGTGTGCCATCTGGTCTTTTTCGGCACATATTTCACTACAATATTTTTTCATTTCCGTCGTTGGGATAACTCCACGCATGAAATGAAGTGGTCTTTTAATGCTTTTGCTTTCTTTAACTTCTTTATCGCAAAGGTGGTAAGCACATTTTATTTTCTTAGTCATCACCATGACTCCGCCTTTACAGGTAAACCATCACGACCGAGGAAGACTTTAATCATGCAGTCAGTAATGCATGTTTTTGTGGTCAGGTTACGAATATAAAGCTTTCGCTTTTTAATATTGTTTGCCGAGGCAATATATGTCCGGCCGTTATGAAGAACATAATCACCAGGAGTCACACACTGACGAGGTATTTCATCAGTTCCGAAGTGATGAGCAATCATAATTATCTCCATTTTCACAAATGAACTTTGTTGATGCGGTGCCTGGTGCCTCCAGGTGACGTTAACCAGTTAACAATTAACGCCGGATAATCCACCCATAACACTGATGCTTTTAACTGTTCCGCGTGCGCTTAGCCGCATTCACCGCATCACAAAATTCACTTTAAAAAGGGCGGACATCAGCCGAACTTCAAGAAAAAACTGATGCCGCCAAGACTACACACAGCAATGTCGTTATTTACAACCGGAGGCGCACTCCCACCATTTAAATTTAACAGACAAGACCGACTCTTTATGGATATCGGAAATGCGCCTTCGTGTTGCGCCCAGTTTTATTTCACCACCTCCGGGCTTCGGTGGTCTCGGCTATACCCCTACAGCGAGAGCTTGTGTTAACATTTCAATACCCTTACAGTTGAGAGTTATTGATATGTTGGATGTATTTACTCCATTGTTGAAACTTTTTGCTAACGAGCCACATCGAAAGACTTATGTATACGATTATCATTTTTGGTCTCACTCTCTGGCTGATACCGAAAGAGTTTACTGTCGCATTCAATGCTTATACTGAAATACCTTGGCTCTTTCAGATTATCGTTTTTGCCTTTTCTTTCGTGGTCGCCATTTCCTTCTCAAGATTGCGAGCACATATTCAAAAGCATTATTCATTACTACCAGAGCAACGAGTATTGCTTCGTTTATCTGAGAAAGAAATCGCTGTATTTAAAGATTTCCTTAAAACAGGAAATCTTATTATCACTTCTCCTTGCCGTAACCCGGTTATGAAAAAATTAGAACGGAAGGGCATCATTCAACATCAGAGTGATAGCGCAAACTGTTCTTATTATCTCGTCACCGAAAAATACTCCCATTTTATGAAGTTATTCTGGAACAGCAGGAGTAGACGTTTTAATCGTTAGCTTACTGTGTGCTTCTCCAACCATCGGCGCGCACCAGTTTCGGTTTTAAATGTTTTGCTTTTGGTATAAGTCATGGCGGTGAACGTTCCATCCTGGTTGGGGAACACGCCGCACACCATGGATTCGTTATTGCCGAGGTCGATTTTTTGCATTTTTCGCACCTCACATCTTGTTGTTGCGGATAGAGGCTTCTGCTTGCCAGAGATCCCAGTCGTTGCTACGTAAAGCCTGCACAGCCTGGCTGTAAGTGATACCGCAACAATCCATCAAATACTGAACTACTTCGTAATGCACCATCTTTTTTCCCCTTAACGCCGGGTGGCGGAACGTTTTATCTACTGCGCTTTGTATCAATCAACAACTGCCGTCATGTTCGTATGCCTCAGGCTGGCTACTTAGCCCTGTTCAGTGGCTGGATAACTCGAGGTATTGTCCTGCCGTTCTCCGGTGGGGCGTTGTTTGGATATGCTTATTAAACACAAAGGGTTTTTGCATGTCAACACAAAATGTGTTTTTATGGTGGCGTGTCATATGATGATGGTACAAAAAAAGCCCGCTGATAGCGGGCTGATTGGCATATTACTGTGATAGCAAGATCATTACTCCGGTGGGGGGGTATCTTTAAGCCTGCCCCTCAAATATTTTTCTACATACTCGTCGATTTCTTTTAGCCGGACTTCAAATAGCTCAATCATTCGTTGTTGTTCTGAGCCCGGTAGCTGGTTAAACAACTCAAGAAGTTTTCGTTGGGATTCATTTAACCACAATTCAGAAGAGTCTTTTTCCCCAAAGAGGAGCTCAGGAGGAGATATGCCCAGCGCCTTTCCCAGGACGACAGCATCATGCACTCCAACATTTCTGCTGCCCGCCTCATAGTTACCTATACGCGATTGCGTCCATCCGCAGATTTCAGCAAGTTTTCCTTGAGATAAACCAAGCTTCTGCCTGCGCTCTTTAAGACGCATTGCAATTTTGTCATTGAGCCTACTAGCGGCAATTTTTTCGTTTTCTTTTTCCATTTCGTCCTTGTATCACGAATCGTGATTTATATAAAACACAAAATAGCTTGACCGTAAAACACAAGGTGTGTTTAAAATTGTCGTCGGAGGTTTTTAATGAACAAAATTTCAACATATCGAAAACAACTTGGTCTGTCTCAAAGACAACTCGCTGTTCAGCTAGGGTGGATACAAAGCCGACTGGCAAATTACGAAGCAAATTTTCGTACCCCTGGGCTAGAGGAGTGCAGAAAAATTGTTTCCACCCTTAATCGGCTTGGTGCTCATTGTGGACTTGACGATGTATTCCCCCCAGACGGTAAGCATAGCGAAAACAGCATAGGAGCGGTTGATTCATGAAAATCAGGCATGAGCACATCGAATCAGTGTTGTTAGCCCTAGCAGCCGAAAAAGGGCAGGCGTGGGTTGCTAACGCAATTACTGAAGAATATCTGCGCCAGGGGGGCGGCGAATTGCCCCTGGTACCAGGCAAGGACTGGAACAATCAGCAGAATATCTATCACCGTTGGTTGAAAGGTGAAACGAAAGCGCAAAGGGAAAAAATTCAGAAACTGATCCCTGCGGTTCTGGCAATTCTTCCGCGCGAGCTGCGTCACCGACTCTGCATCTTCGATACCCTGGAACGCCTTGCATTACTGGCGGCGCAGGAAGCGTTGAGTACGGCAATTGATGCGCATGATGATGCAGTCCAGGCCGTTTACCGTAAAGCATATTTCAGCGGTGGCGGGTCTTCCGACGATTCTGTCATTGTTCATTAAGCAAAAGTTTTCATGCTGTTTGTGCTTATTCTAAGCAACCGGGCAGCATCATACGGGGCAATTATGGCCGCATTACCATACATGCAACTGTACATAGCTGATTACCTGGCTGACACCATGCATTTGTCAGCAGAGGAGCACGGTGCGTATTTGTTGCTGATGTTCAATTACTGGCAAACAGGAAAGCCAATACCCAAAAACAGGCTGGCAAAAATTGCCCGTCTGACTAACGAGCGATGGGCTGATGTTGAACCATCCTTGCGGGAGTTTTTTTGCGATAACGGCGAGGAATGGGTGCATCTTCGGATTGAGGAAGATCTGGCATCAGTCAGGGAAAAATTAACCAAAAAATCAGCCGCAGGAAAAGCATCTGTTCAGGCCAGAAGAAGCAGAAAGGAAGCAGATGTTCAAACAAAACAAGAGAGAAATTTAACAGGTGTTCAAACAGATGTTGAAGTGGTGTTTGAACATGATGTCAACACAAAGGCAACTAATAAAGATACAGATAAAGATCTAAAAACAGATCCCCCCCTAAATCCCCCCCGGGGGAATCGAGGTGTCAAAAAGTTTGACCCTCTAGATATTGCTTTGCCGAACTGGATTTCTGTCTCGCTTTGGCGTGAGTGGGTTGAATTTCGCCATGCATTGCGTAAACCGATTCGAACGGAGCAGGGCGCTAACGGGGCGATACGGGAGCTGGAAAAATTCCGCCAGCAGGGTTTTACCCCTGAGCAGGTGATTCGACATAGCATCGCCAATGAATACCAGGGCTTGTTCGCGCCGAAAGGTGTTCGGCCTGAGACGTTGCTCAGACAGGTTAACACCGTCTCGTTGCCGGACAGTGCGATCCCGCCAGGCTTCAGGGGGTAACGAACCATGAAAAATATTGCGACAGGCGGCGTTCTGGAACGCATCCGCCGACTGACCCCGCCACATGTAACCGCCCCATTCAGAACGGTAGCGGAGTGGCGCGAGTGGCAACTTGCTGAAGGCCAGAAACGTAGCGAGGAGATCAACCGCCTGAATCGCCAGTTGCGGGTGGAAAAAATTCTGAATCGCTCAGGCATCCAGCCGTTGCACCGTAAATGCTCGTTTGTGAATTACCAGGTGCAGAACGACGGCCAGCGATACGCGTTGAGTCAGGCAAAATCTATCGCTGACGAACTGGTTACCGGATGCACAAATTTCGCGTTTAGCGGAAAACCTGGTACCGGGAAGAACCACTTAGCAGCAGCTATCGGGAATCGCCTGCTGAAAGACGGTCAGACAGTGATTGTGGTTACCGTGGCTGATGTTATGAGTGCCCTCCACGCCAGCTATGACGATGGGCAGTCAGGCGAAAAATTTTTGCGGGAACTGTGCGAAGTGGATCTGCTGGTTCTTGATGAAATTGGCATTCAGCGCGAGACGAAAAACGAGCAGGTGGTACTGCACCAGATTATTGATCGACGGACAGCGTCGATGCGTAGCGTGGGAATGCTGACAAACCTGAACTATGAGGCCATGAAAACATTGCTCGGCGAGCGGATTATGGATCGCATGACCATGAACGGCGGGCGATGGGTGAATTTTAACTGGGAGAGCTGGCGTCCAAATGTCGTCCAGCCAGGAACTGCGAAGTAATTTTTATCGGGAGGAAATTTTAATGGAGACTGTTTTTGACGCACTGAAAGCAATGGGAAAAGCCACATCCATAGAACTTGCTGCGCGACTTGATATCAGTCGTGAAGAAGTGTTGAACGAACTATGGGAACTGAAAAAAGCTGGTTTCGTTGATAAAAGCGCGTACACCTGGCGTGTGGCTGATAACAACGTTCAGCAGGAACAGCCAATGCAGGCAGAACTGCCGGAAGAAACCACCACGGCAACAGTAGCGAAAATCTCAGAGTGCGATTTAACCGCGACGATTGAACAACGCGGACCACAAACGGCGGATGAACTGGCTACGCTGTTCGGTACCACATCCCGCAAAATTGCTTCAACGCTGGCAATGGCAATCAGCAAAGGACGCCTGATTCGCGTAAATCAGAACGGTAAATTTCGTTACTGCATACCGGGCAATAATTTACCAGCAGAGCCGAAAGCTGCATCGGTAACGGAAACTGATTTTAAAGCCTTTCCTCAGCCAGCAGGTGTTGCGTTGCCGGTACAGAAAGATGCAACACAGGAAGATATTAAAACAGAAACTGTGGCGGACATTGTGCAGTCGCTGCACATGGCAAACCGTGAGCTGCGCCGGGCGAAAAATCATGTCCAGAAGTGGGAGCGTGTCTGCGCCGCGCTGCGGGAGCTGAACAAGTACCGGGATATTGTTCGACAGATTACTGATTCTTCTCGCTGTGTTGCATCGGAAAAGTGATTGCCGGAGGCGCTTATGGCAAAAGTATTTACACAAGAAGAGCGGGAAAAAATCAAGGGACAGGTTGTTGAGCTAGTACGCCGGAGTGGGCGCGAGACGTTACGGCAACTGGAAGCCAAGACAGGTGCGACAAGATATCTGATGAGCGTTCTCGCCAGAGAGCTGGTTGCCAGTGGCGATGTATACAACTCTGGCTACGGGTTATTCCCGTCTGAACAGGCTCGTAAGGACTGGCAAAATGCCCGCAAAAAACTATCTAGGGCAAAGGTGAAGAAACCATCTGTGGTTGATCCGGACCTTATCTGGTCATTACCTGACGGAGAAATACGTCGTTATGACAGGCACCAAAACATAATTTGCTGTGAGTGCCGGAAGAGCGAAGTTATGCAGCGCATACTGGCATTTTATCAGAGAAATTTTCGTTATTTATAGACGTTACTCGATTAAAGAGCATTAGTTCAGATGTGAATTGACATTTTCACGGCACAGGATTGAGCTAGCGTGGTTGTCTGCTTTGTGTCAAAAGCAGATATTACCAGATTTAGACATCTATTCCCGATAGCCCTGCTCTGATGCTACACTCTGTGCTATTTTCATGACCCCAATAAAAATATTTATGACTATTGCTGATTTCAAACGGCCTAAATTGGAGCTCCCAAACGGGGCAAACAAACTACTACTGCACTCTTGCTGTGCTCCATGTTCCGGTGAAGTGATGGAGGCGCTTAGGCCTCGGGAATCGACTATACCATCTTTTTCTACAACCCGAACATTCATCCTCAGAAAGAGTATTTAATTCGTAAGGATGAGAATATTCGCTTTGCTGAACAACACGGCGTGCCATTTATTGATGCTGATTACGACACAGACAACTGGTTTGAACGTGCCAAAGGAATGGAATGGGAGCCCGAGAGGGGGATCCGTTGTACCATGTGTTTTGACATGCGTTTTGAGCGGACAGCGCTGTACGCTGCTGAAAATGGTTTCAGTGTGATCAGCAGTTCACTGGGCATTTCACGCTGGAAAAATATGCAGCAGGTTAACGACTGTGGGCGGCGAGCCGTCGCGCATTATCCGGGCATGGTGTACTGGGATTATAACTGGCGCAAGCAGGGCGGCTCGTCCCGCATGATTGAAATCAGCAAGCGCGAAAAATTCTATCAGCAGGAATATTGTGGCTGTGTGTATTCTCTGCGCGATACCAATCTACACCGCAAATCTCAGGGACGCCCTCTTATCAAAATTGGTCAACTCCACTACGGTAAAGAAGAGAAGGAGTGATTTTATGGAGCACCTTTCTTATTGATTTCATATTGGCGAGGTAGCGGGAGTTAAGTAAAATTGCTGCGGGTGCTTGAGGCTATCTGCCTCAGGCATGAACACCAAAAGGCAGATAGAGAAAAGCCCCAGTTAACATTACGCGTCCTGCAAGACGCTTAACATTAATCTGAGGCTCAATCTATGCTGAACACATGTAGGTTAGCCTCTTACGTGCCGAAAGGCAAGGAGAAGCAGGCTATGAAGCAGCAAAAGGCGATGTTAATCGCCCTGATCGTCATCTGTTTAACCGTCATAGTGACGGCACTGGTAA